TTATAGGTCATCTTCAATTGCGCCACTCTTAGCATATGCGGATGGTCTAGCTTCAAAGAAATCAGTCTTTACCATGTTTGCGTCTGAGTATTGTTTTACCCATTTCATGGATTCTGGTTCCTCAGCGTATTCTTCATACAGATTACCAAAACCTAATGTCGCAAAACGTGTATTACCAAGATACTTGATATAGTCAGTAACCATCTGCTTATTTAATCCTGGAATTTCATCACCAATTACATAGTGTCCCCATGCAATTTCTTGTTCAACACCAGTATTCATCATATCACGGATCATCTGAATATTTTCTGGTGTAAATAACTCTGGTTCTTCCTTCTGTAATTCAACTAATATATTACGGAATAACCATAAGTGCGTTGATTCATCACGGTTGATGTAACGAATTTCCTGTACACTTCCTGGCATCTTACCATTTCTAGCAAGGTTGTAGAAGAACATAAATCCAGAGTAGAAGTAAACACCCTCTAGAATAAAGTTTGCAATACAAACTCTCAAGAAAGATTGTTTATCTTGCTTGGCTACAAACTCATTATAGAGTTCACCAATGAATTCATTTCTCTTTAATAAGTGCTCATCTGTCTTCCACTGATAGAGGATATCGTTTCTCTGTTCAGGAGAACAAATGGAGTCTAGCATATAACTGTAAGACTGTGAGTGAATACACTCTTGGAATGTCTGGATAGACAAGCATAAGTTAACTTCATTTGCAGTAATATACTGAGAAATGTTTGGTAAGTTAGCAGATTGTAGAGAATCTAAGTAAACTAAGAAACTCAAAATCTTATCGTATGCTGTCTTTTCAGCTAAGCTAAGACGTGGATAATCTGATTTGTCTTGGTTTAAGTTAATTTCTTCTGGAACCCAGAAGTTGTTCATTGCTTGACGGTACCAATCAGATACCCAGTTATACTTCATATTATTGAAGTCATTAATATTTGTTGTATTGAAGTTGATAAGACGACGATTACGTACATCAATATCACCCTCAGGGTTGAATAACGGTTTACGATTAATCTGATCTGTCTGCATGTTTCTACCTCCTATGCGGAACAACTTTCACAATCCTCAGGATCTAATGCCTTAGAACGTGTGTAGTAGATAGTCTTAACTCCACAATCATATGCTAGTACATATAACTGTAATAACTGACTCATCTTATAGTCATTTGTAATCCATAAGTTAAAGCTTTGTGCTTGGTCGATATGACGCTGACGGATACCAGCAGCTCTAACTGACCAAGTCTGGTCAATTGTATGTGCTGTCTTATAGTACCAATATGTATCTGCAGATAATTCTGGTGCAGTTCTTGGTAAGATAGAACCCTTCTTTTCTTCTAAGAAGAAACGATTCATAACAGGGTCAAGTCCTGCTGAAGTACCGATTAAGATAGATGTAGAACTTGTTGGAGCGACTGCCAATACATATGCATTACGCATACCTGTTGCATGTACTTCATCCTTTAGTTCTTTCCAACGTGCAGAGTCATATCCACGCTGGTCGAAGTACGCACCTGTCTGCCACTCAGAACCTTCAAAGAATTGATAGCTTCCACGTTCCTTCGCTAAAGCATTACTTGCCTTAATAGATGCATACGCAATATTTTCAAACACTTCATCTACAAACTTCAAGTGTTCTTCGCTTTCCCACATGATATGGTTCTTTGCAAGCATGTGGTGGTAACCACTGACACCAAGACCGATAGAACGATACTTGTGGTTTGTAACCTTAGCATTTGGTAATGGATAGAAGTTTAGATCGATAACGTTATCAAGAGCACGTACTACAGTTGCAGTAACTTCTTCGATTTCCTTAGGATCTGTAACATTGATATTACCTAAGCATAGAGAAGCTAAGTTACATACAACATAGTCACCTGGTTTTGTTGTTGTGACGATAACTTCATCACCATCCTCTGTCTTAATAACACGAGAAACCTGCTTCACTTCTGACATGTTCTGCGCAATTTCTGTACATAGGTTAGAACTATAAATCATACCCTTATGCTTATTAGGATTTGCACGGTTAACCGCATCACGATAGAAAGCAAATGGAGTTCCTGTTTCTACCATAGACTTCAAGATTAGACGTACAACTTCCTTTAATACAAGAACACGCTTAGAGATACGGTTGTCATGTACACATTCCCAATATCTCTTTTCCCATTCTTCTCCATAGAAGTCCTCAAGGCAATAACCCTTAATCATAAGGACATCATGTGGATCTAGAAGATACCAATCTTGGTTCATGTCTTCCTTCACCATCTTCCAGAATAAGTCTGGATAGCATACTGCAGGGAATACATCGTGAGCCTTCATGCGGTCATCACCGTTATTTGTACGTAACTGTAAGAATTCAGGTAAGTCCTTATGCCATACATCGAGATATACTGCTACAGCACCAGCTCTTACACCAAGTTGGTCAACCGCAACTGCAGTATCGTTGATGACACGAATCCAACGGATAACACCACCAGATGCGCCTTCAAAACCACGGATTGATCCACCACGGGAGCGAACCTTACCTAAATACATACCCATTCCACCACCGAACTTACTAACATCAGCGAAGTTAGAAATGGAATGATAGATCCCATCCAATGAATCAGGAACAGTATCAATAAAACAGCTAGATAACTGATGATATGGCTTTCTCGCATTTGCTTGTGTAGGAGTTGCCATTGTTACCTGATGTAAACTCATCATATCGTAGAACTTCTTAACCCAACCGATACGATCATTTGTTTCTTTCATTGCTAAATGCATCGCAATACCAATGTACATTTCCTGTGGTGACTCTAGTAGGACATGTTGGTGACTGCGAATCAAATAACGCTGGGATAATAAGTCCAAGCCACTATATGTGAATAAGTTATTACGTGTATTGTCAATTAATGCTGCGATTTCATCAACTTCTTTATGAGAATAATTTTCTAAGATATATGCTCCATATAATCCCTGTTCGATCATATAGGAGATCTTATGGTAAAAGCTTGTAAGACCAAGTTTTTCTTCAGTTGCTTTTAAATCACAAGCAATACTGTAACTGAGCAAACGTCCAGCAATTCTTTCCCAGTTTGGTTCTTCTTTCGTTGTAAGTTCAGCAGAACTTCTTGTTAATAGAGCAATTCTATCTTTCAGAGATTGACCTTCTTTAGACATTGTAGAGAACTTCTCATACAATCTCTTTAAGTCATAGTCTGGATAAGCCTTCTGGATATCAACCAAAACATCTTCCAACTCTTCGTCACCGATGAGTTTCACTAACTCAAGGCGATCATTACGCATCTGTGTGCGCTTTTCACGGTATAAAATATAACTCTTTGCGACGTTATACTTTTCATTCTTCATCAAGATCTTTTCAACAGTATCTTGAATTTCTTCAACATCAACTTCTTGACGACCTTCAAACTGTGCTTCAATCTGCACTAGTAAGTCAGAAAGATATGCTTGATCAACACTTTCATTTACGCTTAGGAAAGATTTTTCTATCGCTAAAATAATCTTCGCTCCATCATATGGAACAACTTGCCCGTTACGTTTTACTATCCTATCCACAACTTTTACCTCCACTGAATCCTATCTTTCAATAGCATAATAAAAAAAGAATTATTTTTCTATTTGAATGCCCATTTTTTTCGATAAATTCCCCCTCTAAAAGCCCTATTATTTTGAATGCTGAAAATCCCTCATTTTTTTCTCTGAAATCATTCCCACTTTTTCATTTTCAAGGATTGAAAACTTGCACATCATTTATTTAAATTATCAAAAAAAGACCACTAAAGGGTCTATTAAAACCAATCAATTTTCATTGATATATTATTCCATACCTGCTAATCGATATTGTTCATTAACCCACTCTTTGAACTTTTCAAATGCCTCAACAGCTTCAATAGGGGCGTCATCTCTCATTTTACAGTTCACCATATATGGCTCATAGATTGATTTTAACTTTTTTATTTCTTCGGGATATATAAGTACCATACAATTACCTCCGCTTTATATCTAGTGTATTGTTGCTAACTGTTATTATATTATACTGCCTACATGTATATCACAAAAGCAAAAAACTCCGATTTCTTTATAGCACCGATAAGTAGAAATAATTTTAAAATACCAAAAGTTGTATTTTACTGTTCTTCATGTATTTATTTAAAGATTATGCGAATGCTTCTTACAAATTTACATGTTTTGATTTACAAATATATATTCTCTTCGGTAAAAATGCCGTTTGCGCGTTGCTCGGCAGCTTCTTCTAAAATTTCTTCCCAAACTTTTATAGCTTTCAATTTTATTTCCTCAGGAGTACCTTCAACAAAATGAATTGTTGGCTTCTTAGATCCTCTAAATCCAGCAGGAAAAATACCGTAATACCCAATTGCAAAATCCAGCTTATCATACAGTTTATTTTCCATTTTTTACTTCCTTATGGAATAATCATATATCATTATAGAATTTTGTGAACGAATAAATTAAACTTTCACATTTTAATGTAGGGTCAAACTTTTCACGTTAGGATTATATAAAAACCTGCTAAAATACTACCAAGGAAATTAAAAACCCTTCATTCGAAGGGCTTTCATTCATAAAGTGCCGCTTAGCAGAAACGAATTTTTTTATTCTTCTACTGTCATATATTTATAAAACCGCCATTTTAAGCCATTATTTGACTGTCTAGAGTCGGTTTTTTATATCAAAAAATTTTAACAGGGTGCCATTCTGGGTGCCACAAAAAAAGCCTACCCTCCAATGAGAGTAGGCTTTTCGTTTACTTCAAATCTTCAGTTGTTTCTGCTGCTTCTTCCAGCTTCACTTCCGGAAGTCCAGCGATGGATGTTGCAATAGATACAACTGCTGTCGTTGCTGATACAGCTAAGATTGTTGACCAGTCAAGCTGCGTAACTCCTACAGCTTGCGTTCCAATCAGAGTTACAACTGATTGTGCGAATGTTTTAATCGCTCTAATCCCTGCTGCTTTAAACCATTGCTTCCAATATTGTTTATCTTTCATTTTAGTTCCCTTTCCCTTCTTTCTTCGATTTGTCTAATTCTGTCACTTAGAAATGTGACAGATGTTTCAGTTTGTGCCAGACGGTTTTCCAGAGACATTACGCGATTACTAACATCTCTGGTTGTAGCTTTTAAATCCGTGATGCCTTCCTTGACATACGCGATATTTGCATTCATTTCCCCTAACTCTTCGGCTAACTCCTTAGCCTGGTCTTTGTTACCCTTATGAATTGTTGCATTAACACTCCAAATAGTAGCAACTAGACCGCCGAGAGATACTAGCAGGCTAAGATATACAGGATTAATTCCTTCTTGCATGAAGCCACCGCCTATCTAACTCGGATTGTTTTGCCTGGATAAATCAGATCCGGATTAGCAATTCCGTTAACCTCAGCCAACCACTGCCAAGAAACACCATTTTCCGCTCCAATTCCAGAAAGCGTGTCACCATCCTGAATGGTGTAATAAACCTCATTGCTTGTGTTGGCAACAGGCTCACCATCGATAACGATTTCTTGCCCAGCGTAGATTTTATTAGGGTCAGCTATGCCATTAATTTCCGCTAAGCGTTGATAAGTTGTGCCAAATCTAGCGGCAATCCCCGATAGAGTATCGCCATATTGAGCTACATAGACGTTGGATGATGTTGCAGCTGGTGATTGCGCAGGTGATGGAACATATTCCGTTGGTCTATCTGCTGTAACACCTGTACGGTAAATGCTAGGGTCAACAAAGATTACATTTTCGTCTAATGTTCCATAGTTGCTAGTGTACTGTTGGATTGTACCGTATGCAGATGTATCAACCGTATGGCTTCCATCGTTATTACCCCAAGCCGCTACCCACTTATCATATGGATCACATTCCGGCGCAAGATAGCCAAGCCAAGATAGCGATGTGTAAATTCCGGTGTAATAACCAGCTGCCGCAATCACATCGCAGAATGCACGTGACATTGGAGCAATATTATCATGTGTTATATATACGCCGTTATTAACTTTGTAGTGGTCTGCGTCCTCCATATCGAGCCATACGCCTAAGCCAATATCTACTCCATTGATAATAGATAAGAAGCGTTGTGCTTCTTCAATTGCCTGTGCCACATTCAAAGCATAGGAATAGAAATATACGCCGATAGTGATTCCTAAACGTTGACATTCTGCTACATGTCGACGGAATGAGTAATCCTCTCTACTTGCCACGCCAGCGCGCAGAATTGCATATCCGCCAGCATATGGTGTGAAGTCGAAATTTGGTTGATGCTCCGAAACATCAGGTACGTTATAAATTCTCATTTTTTCTTTTCCTCTTTCTTTCTATCTAAAAAGGCACCCTTTCGAGCGCCCTCATAGAAAATTTATTTTTTGTAATCCCAGGCTGAGCCAAATCCTGGCTCATTGCCCCTATTTCCATCTATTTTAGAAATGAAGACGATACCACGTGCGATTGCTAAATCGCCCTTATTGTATGTCCGTTTCTCATCCCACGGCTCTGCTTTCTTTTCTTTTGTTAAATCAGCATATAACAAAGGTGTTTTGTCAGGAGTCTGTCCTTCCACTGCGATATGTTCTGATTCAACTACGTACGGAGTTCCGTTGCATCCAATGCGTTGTCCTTTTTTGTATTTTCCCCCTGGTGTCCATTGATCCAAAAATGAAACGTACTTTTTAACAACGTCAGCACTTGCTGTTTGTAGAACATCGTTAACAAGCGGTCTAACTTCCTTAAAGTTATTTGCTTCGATATCTTTTTCTGGCACATCCGTCAAGATAAACGATAGCGTGTATCCTGTGCCAGACTTAGAGAAAGTAAGCGGCTCTGTATACATTTTTGCAGTAGGTCCATCGTCGAATGATATATCGTGGATCACACCCACTTCGAACGAGTCAATTAGAATTTTTAAATTCTCAAAAACTGTACGCTGAAAAGTAACAACGCTTTTATTGTTACTAGGGACTTCCGTGAATTTCTTGTTGTCAATTAACATTTAAATACCCGCCATTTCTATGAAACTTTAACAAATAAACCACTTATAACAACTTTACTGTTAGGAGTCACATTATTTGGTGTAGACCAGTTGTAAATATGCACCTGAACATCTCTTTCATTTACAATTTTAATAGTACTTATGCACCATGTAACGGTGTGTGCATCATAAAAACAAAGCAATTTATATCCTGCAGGCACACTATACGGAACAGTAACATATCTTGCCTCTTGTCCTTTTATAGGCGCAATATCTGCTGTAAAATCTTTAGTTATAAATGTATCATTACCACCAATTGCTAATCCGTTTTTAGCATTGAGTTTGCCAGCTACGTCGAGTTGCCCTTTTGCTGTTGTATTCTGACCATTAAAAGTAAGAGCGTTATTAACTGCATCAACCTTAGGCTTTAGTACGTTGATTTGATTCTGCAGATTGCCCGCTGCATCTGTGCCTAGTTGGTTCTTGATGCCTTCGAACCATGCATCAAATAAAGCTCTCTGTTGTGTGTAGAGAGTGTCCATGTTTAGATTGTTAACTGCACTTACAAAGCCACACGCGTTTTTATCGAGACGTGTATCCGTGATGTCTGCGTTAGTGATTGTTGAAACGTTAGCTCTAACCATTACATTGGCCAGCACCAAGTCATACACAGCGCCTTCGCGTACTGGAGTAGGCTTTACTGGTTGTGACTGTGGAGTTCCTTTAACAATCTCCACTCTGATATTTCGCTGTGCTTTATTGTCGTCTAGGCGCAATACGATTAAGTCGATGCGTGATTGCGCATCGCTGTTTGGAATGATGATACGTGTTTCGTCCATGTTGTAACCTGTAGCTCCATTGATAAGGCACGCACCAGGCTGAACGGTTAGGCTCATACCACCACCTGCAGCAGCTACGACCTTAAAGCTATTATTGTTGCCAATACCGAATACACCGTTTGTGTAGTAATTTGATAGGATGCTTCTTAAGACATCACTTCCCACGGCCCTATCAAACTGCGGGAATCCACTTTCATCAAAACTAACCTCTGATGTAAATGGGAATGATTGCATTGCCATTATAGTTCCTCACTTTCTGTATGCGACCGGCACTTTATCGCCAAACGTTAAACTTATCTCATGCACTGAGTTCTTAAAGACCTCACGCACCTCCGTTAATCGTGCTTGAAAAGCCATCTGGAAGTCGTCAATCAATAAATCGCACTTATCGCCTAGATTAAAGTCTTCCATGTATCGAAGACCGTTATTTCTAACTGCATCAAATGAAACATTAAGAATGCTTGTATGCTTCTTTTGCAGGTCTTCTTTTCCTGCCTGAATAAGTCGGTTTTTGTATGCATCTAGCGATTCTTTTGTTGAGTCGTAAATCTCCGCCGTCTTATCAATGTAGACGACACGTCGATAGTCTGAAGGATTGGCACGCAAGTCAACCGTTACGCTGACCTGCCTGCCTTCCTCATAACTGCCATTACCTATAACGATTGCATAGTTCTTTGATAACGTTGTATCTTTGGTGATTTTCTCGTTCTGGATATTTCTCAGCTTCTCCGCGAACGAAGCAAAGCTGTTCTGTGTCTGAGATTGTGTACGATCTAAACCCTGCCACACTTTGAACTTGATTTGCTTGTTGACATAGTCGTATAGGCAAGAGTAGCTCATCTGCTGCGTTTTCAGTAACGCATAAAGTGCTGTGGCCAATCCTTCACCTGTGGACTGTTTAGTCACGCTGGTGCCTAGTAGTGGTGAGTTCGCCTGCGCCTTAGTCAGCAGTGGTATGTCATCCATGTAGTTATCTACGATGGTTCTAGCCACCATTTCGATGTTTCCTGTATGCCTAAAGCGTGGGTACGTGATTTTATCGTTCAGCTTGTATTCGTAAAAATAGCCAGATAACAAAATCAACTGTCCGCTAGACTTGCGAGCATACTCGAACTTTTGAATCATGCCTAACTCTGGCCGTGAACTATTGAAGACGTACTCCGCACCTGTGACGTATTGGTCTGCAGGAATCTGAACCATGAATTGTCCTGGTTCGTAGTATCTGCGGATCCACTGTAAATTGATGTAGTTGAAGTATTTGATAAGATTAAAATCTTTATCCAAGAATGCTAATTCCATCTATCCCTCCTGACTACATGCCTAAGTAGCGCTTATTGAAATATACATATACGGCCATGTTCGAGTCGCCTGTATCTGCACCGAATGAAATGTTGCTATCTCCAACATCCAAGCGAATGTCAGTGAATGACGATGTTCTATCGATGTGATGAATCCAGTTCTCACCGTTTTTGGTGATTCGATAGGATTCGCAGTCAATAATCAGCAGGTCACCACTCACAAAGTTTCCAAGAACACGCACGTATGCGTCGTTCTTTTTAATGACTGGATTGCTGCAGCTGCCTTTGAAGTTAATTCGTATAACAGGCATAACCTCAGCATCGCCATCGTTGTTGATCGTGACTGTTTTCGAGAAGTTAAACGATTCAGCTACAATCTTAATTTTTTGTGTCTGAATGTATGGGAATGCGAATCGCGGAGTTATAGATGCGATGTTCTGGCCGAAGTTATCCACTGATTTTAAGTGCGTATCCTCACAGTAGAATTTAACCGTCAGCTTCATTGGCATGTGGATGTTCTGTGAAGGACAACTAAAGCCTTCAACCACTCCATCAATCCAGCGAGTTTCGCCTTGATAAGTAATAACAATCCTGTACCGCATCTTTGGTCTAAAAAACGAGATTGCCTCACGTCTTAGGACTGCATTTAACTTTGTTAATACTGTCTTAGCTTTAATTTGTATTGATCTATCGTCAATGCGCATTCCAGTTAAAAGAGCGCCATCTTTGACAGCACTCTTTTCTGAATAAACGCTAATTTTTGGATAATCGATACCTTCTAGCCCGTCCGATAGGATGCGCCACGCTGAGTTGGTACCAAGTAGAAACTCTTTTCCATCCTCACGTACGCATTTTACATTAACGATTCCACTCATTAGATACCACCTGCCAATCCAAACTGGAATGTGTTTTCTGCTTTTCTCATGATTGCATCAGGCGAAGTCTGCGTGTCGTAGAAGTTAAACGTTGCGCTTCTATTCATTCCTCCACTCATGTTCGCACTCATTGTTCCGAATGATGCAGAAACGTTAGCTCCGATTTCATCCAGATTCATAAGGTCTTCAGTTCCTTCCTCGAATCCAGCGACGCACATTTCACCGATGTACTTGAATACCCTCGATGGTGAGTGAATTCCGAGCGTTTTCTTGAAGCCATCAATGAAGCCATTTGCCAGGTCGCCCATCATACTAGCAAAGCCGCCCCATGCGTTTTTAATGCCGTTTTTAAGTCCGTTTACGATGTCTTTCCCGATAGACAACATTTTGTCTGGGATGCTCTTAACACCGTCTACAACGCTCGATACGAGGCTGCTAGCAGCGCTTGCTCCTTCGCTTGCTAGGTTCTTACCCCACGTTAGGATTGAGTCGATAACTTTACTCAAGAAATCAGCCACGTTCTGCGGAAGATTTACAAAGAAATCGATAACACCTGCCACAAAGTCACCGCCTGCTTGAATTGCATTTGCAATCATGTTTGTAGCCCACTGCTTCACTTCTGACATGACGTTGCTTAAGAAGTCAGCTACGTTCTTAGGTAGATTAGCGAAGAAGTCGAGCACGCCTGCAACAAAGTTTGTACCTACTTCCTGCCCCTTCTCGATTAACTGTTCACCCCATAGGATTATTGTTGCGATAAATGTACCTAACGCTACGCCGATGTTGTACGGTAAGTTCACAAAGAAGTCAATGATTGCCTGGACGAAGTCTGTTCCGACTTCTACCGCTTTAGCCGCTAGGTCTTTTGCCCATTGACTAATTGATTCAAACACTCCCGTTAAGTATCCTTTAATCTTCTCTGGGAGTTCACTAAACCACTTCACCACAGCCTTGAATGCATCAGGAATTGTCTTTGTGAAGAAGTCCTTTACTGCATCCCATGCTTTTATCACTGCGTTTCTAAAGTCCTCGTTCGTGTTCCATAGGATAGCGATTGCCGCTATCAGTCCTGCAATCGCTGCAACTATCAGCACTACAGGGTTAGCGCTCATCGCTGCATTAAGTAGCCATTGCGCTACTGTTGCTCCTTCGTTTGCTGCTTGGAAAGCCTTAAATGCAGCAGCTGCGCCCTGGATGGCCGATTGAATAGATAGAGCCACATTAAAAGTGATGATTGCTGCGGTTAGGCCACCTACGGCTGGCAGAACCTTATCCATGTTCTCACCTAAGAACTTGATTGCATCAGCAATTCCATTAAGAACTTCATTATCGCCTGCCGCCTCTGAAATAAACTCACCGATTGATTCGACAATCTCGCTTACCGTTCCCACGAAGTCGTCCTTGAATGGTTGTAGTTGCGCTTCTATTCCTTTACCGATTTGCTCTAGGATGTTCTTTCCAATCGTTTGGATCGTTGGCGCTAAATTATCCCATGCCGTCTGTAGACTGGCTAGGAATGTTTGCATTGCTGCGTCTACGTCACCGTCTGGATCACCCATTGCAGCTAGTAGGTTTTCGAACGATGCCTTTGCCGCATTCATCGAGCCCTGGATTGTTGTCTGTGCTTCTGCTGCAGCTACTCCAGCCACACCCATGTTTTCTTGTACTAAGTGGATCGCATCGACGATATCTGCGTAACTGCTGATATCGAATTTTCGACCCATTGCTTCAGGCAAATCTTCGGCTGTTTTTAGCAGTCTTTTCATTTCTTCGTTCGTACCGCCAAATCCGAGCTTTAAGTTATCCAGCATGGTATAGTTGCCTTTAGCAAAGCCTTGATATGCATTCTGCAGCGATTCTATGCTAGTGCCCATCTTTGCTGAGTTATCAGCCATGTCACTGATTGCGAGGTTTGCCTTTTCTGCAGCAGCCGCTACATCACCTTTGAGTGATTGCTTTAGAGCTGCGCCCATTGAGACAGCCTGCTCTGCGTAGGTATTCATTGAGATACCCATTTTCTGAGCTTGTAATGCATAGGCCTTCGCACTACTGCTCGCTTCTTTATAAATCGTATCTAAACCACCATAGGACTGCTGGATGTTGCCGAAAGCATTAATTGCCTCACTGCCTAGATTGCGTAGACCATCTACAGCTTGTGTCATTAAGTTGCCCGCAAGTGTACCTAGTGCAGTAGATGCGGCGCTTCCGATTCTTGTCAGTCCAGTGGTGACACCGTCAGAGTCGAGCTTCGTATTAAAGACCAATGTTCCATCACTCATTTTCGTCACCTCCAATCTCAAATTGTTTACTAAATTCTTCTAATTCTTGTTTTTCTTGTTCGGATAGTTCCCTTTGGATTTCCCACGCATCACGCAGTTCCTCGTAGACATCTACGTTTTGACGCGTGTCTTTCTTGTAATTTCGCCACTTCATGACGTCGTCCAATTTCGTGCCATTTAAGCCCTTTAGAAGCGCCAGGAATTTATGCCAGTGTAATTCCTCAACCTCTATTAAATCGATGTCGTACTGCTGCAGAAACGCAGCGTAAATCAAATCTGAATCGATTTCATAGTCAAGTGTGATTACTTGGTCATCCGTTTGTCTGGTATTTCTAGGCAAAGGATTTTTAGGATTGGCAAACTCGAATAAGTCTTTTAGGTCTATTCTGTATGGCATGTCATTTTTAAATAAAAAAGCAACGTCAAAGCCTTTCCCGTTGAGGAGTGCTTTGTTTGCTTCGATGATGAATTTCATCCAAACTCGAAAATCCGTATAAATTGAAAAGTCCTTACCTTTTACGCGGATTGTATTAGGTAAGGACTTAGCGGTTAGGTCTAGCATTATTTCTTAACTTTTGAGGCAGTATCCATCAATTTGCTGAGGGACTGTAACTTATCAAGCGGAATCTGACTCAATGCTTCACTGCTCTTTTCTGCTTGATAGTTCGCTAGTGGATTTTCGTACGCATCTCTAACTTTGAAGATTGCCAGCGTGATGTCGTTTAGGTCCATCTCGTCTAGGTCCTCTGTGCCAAAGATTTCCTCGATAGCCTCTTGGCCCACCAACTTAGCGATGAATTCAATCATCTTTTTGTACTTCTCTCTGTTTGGAAGATTTGTTGCGTCAAGCTTGAAGATTGAATCCAAGTCCTCCCAGATTGCCATTGTTTTCTTAGGCAAATCGTAGCTTTTTCGATTAAAAATAACAGTGTATTGCATGCTTGCTTTCCTATCCTTTCAATTCTAAATTAAGCGCCTGCTGTAAATGTAGGCTTGTTTGCTGTGATTGCTACTTTACCAGGAACAATTGGACCGAAGTGGAGCGCGAATGTAATCTTCTGATCCACGGTGTTTAGTTCCTTAATTTCGATTGTGCATGAAGGGCAATTCCACGCATCATATGGTGTCTTTGTTCCTGCGAAAACGAGCAAAAATTCCTTCTTTGCATCTTCGCCTGTAGCACGCTTCTTCGCTAATGCGTAGATAAAGTCAAATGCTGCATCCCCTTCGTTAGTTACAAGCTCTTGATCCATTGAAGGAACGTAGCTAGTGAGTTCTGTAGTTGGTGATTCATCCTCGATGTAGTCGCTCTCTTCTGTTTTAGCGTTAAATGCTAAAGAGAAAATTGTTGATTTACCAATTCTTGCCCAGTTCTTATCTGCTGTCGTACTTGTATTGATAAAAGGGATAAATTGATGCTTTCTAAGTCTTGTAAGTGCCATTTATAAGCCCTCTCTTTCTCTTGTGTATGTTATTTCGATGGATAATTGATAAACAGTATCGGATGAGTCTGTACTCAACGGATAAGGACTTCCTGTTACGCTAATGTTTAGGATTTGTCTGTTTCCGTCGAGTACGGGATACTCATGATTAAATGGATAGTCATCCGCCCAGTAGGTTAACTTTTCTAATTGCTCATCACTGTCTTTTCTATCGTCCTCTGACAGACTGTTAAGTCTTGCCAGTAATTGATAGTACTCAGTGATTTCATAGCTGCTGTCTACGTGACTTACGATGTTACGCTGTGGGCTTTTAAACAATCCATATTGATCGCTTCCATCTGAAACGTGGTTTGTGTCTACGACTATGCCGTCGTATTCTGCTAACCACTTGCTGATTGCTTCTGAAATTGTCATCCGTTACCTCCTGTTATGCGCTTGATTCCGCGTAGGATTTTTTCTTTTCCGCCTTGAGCCTTCATGCGTTCGAACCAGTAGTTCCCACGCATAGGCACATCCTGGAAGTCTGCTGTCATGTAATACCAACGACGAGCGTATGGTGTGCGATAGCAAATCTTGCCGCTGCCTATTTTCGTATTGATAATTCCTGATTTAATTAAGGCTCCAGTATCCTTCGGAACGTATGGATCACATAGCCGAAGGCACTCGCTATCAATGAACTGTTGCACAGTTCCGCCTTCGTTGATTCCCCTGCTCTCTGCCACCTCTTTTGGCTTAATGTCTACAGACTTAAGGCTGAAGTGAAAAAGTTCACCCATCAGTAAATGACCACCTTTATGTTCTTCAGATGATCTCTGTTAGAGTTGTCATTCACTGCGCGGATGATTCCACTCTTAGGGTATCGCTTTATCATGTCTGATAGACGGCTTCCTTTGTCGTTTGTAGGGGTTTCTGCTACGTTTCCACAGAAGATTCCATCCTCTTCGGTGAACATGCTTAAATCAAGCAAAAACGGCTCTATAAACGTGACTGTTGTGGTCTTAACTGTCTGCAGCTTGCCACCTTCCAATTTCTTTTCGATTTTTTCAGACCATTGGCAGCCGTTGACGACTGTACGCTTATAGCCTGTTGCTTGCTTCTGATAAACTGTGACCGTATCTGTGAAAACTGCCATCAGTATGCCCTCACTAGGCCGGTGCCAGATAACCACTTACGGATGTTCTTGTGCAGTTCTTCCGTTGCTTGCGATTGTGTCTGCAGCACGTAGCTTTCGCTATAACCGTCGTTTGAAACAGAAGCAACGCCCTGTCCTGCTTTAGATCCAATCGTAGCGTTGTAGTTGATAACGTTGCAGATGCAGTCGAGCAGCTGCTCGTAGTAGATTTCGTTAGTTAGGTTTGAATTGTCTGCTATCCAGTTTGTGTAATGGATAACTCCCATAACATTACGAATCGCACACTCTGCTTGCTTTTCTGCTTTATCGAATTTGTCTTCAGAAACAATGTCATGAAGGGAGCGATAACGCTCCCATGTTAGTAGGCTCATATGTTCCACTCCCTTCTGTTAATCTTTTGATTAAACGTGCTTACGAACGCGAACTAAATTTTGGTTAGTAACCTTGAACGCAGAGTTCAATTCAACCTGTGCTTTGGATCCAGCAAAGTTCTCGGAGTCAACGATACGTGCAACTGAGAAGTTAGGGATGATGCTTAATGCTTCGTGGTTGTACATGATGAAATCTACCTTAGCGAATGGTACTGTCTTCAATGCGTTAGCAGAATCGTAGTACTTACCCTGTGTTTCAGCTAATGCAGAAACTTCGTAAAATGTGCAACCTAGCCACTTGCCAATCTGGCCTGTAGCGTTTGTGAATTCATTTGACTGTGGTACGAATTCGGAGCCTGCTTGCTCTAGGATTGCTGCGTATAACTCTGGTGAGCAGAGTACAACGTCTGCGGAACCCTTAGCAGCTACGATTTCCTTACGTACAGCAATAACTGCCTGCTTAACAGTCTTAGCTGTGATAGCGTCTGTTGCTGTTGCAGCCTTACCTTCGTTGATTAAGCATGCTAAGCCTGATAAAGTCCAGCTTTCAGAAACTTCTTCATTTGCCACCTTTAAGGATTCATTTGCCAATGGTATAGAAACTGCTGCAGCTTGCACTCCATAAATCTTCTTTGACTTCTGATAGTTATTGTTGAATACAACTGGGATTAAGTCATCTCTAGACGCTTCATCCACGAAGTCACGACCTGGTGTTCCTACTTCTACAGCTGTTGTGCCTAACTTGCGAACGAAGATTCCGCCTGCTGCGCCTTCCTCGTACTTAGATGTAAATGTTCTACCATCTGCGAATGGTGTTTTGTGGTATAAGTTTGGTTCTAGTGTTGCCTTGTATTTTTCATCTACATGAATTTGTCCGTAAATAACTCCCATATTTTAATTTCCTCTTTCTACCCTTTATAGAACGGGTTGTTTTTGTATTGCTCATCTAAATAGTTAGATGACGCTGGCGGAGTCGAAATTCCACCGATTGGATTGAATGTACCTTGTGGTTGTGACTGTACTGTTTCAAATAAAAAGGCAGAGTCGTCAGCCTTCTGTAAGGCTTCTAGCGCTGTCTTAATGTCTTCGGCCTGATTCTTTGATTGTTTCAGCGTATCAACGTCAAGTAAAGCCTTGATTGCTTTGGCATTTTTGCCCTTTAAATTGTTGATATTCACGTTAATCAAATCATCGAAGTCGCGGTCTGCTAATCTCTGTGCAAACTCTGCATCCTTTTGTGATAGTTGGCCCTTAAGGTCTTCAATCGTTTGTGTTAAGGCTGTTGGATCTACATCCTTGAACTTATCAAGTGACGCAGTCAGTGTCTTAACTTTTTCGTCCGATGCATCCAACTTTTCTTTTTGCTTGTTGTAGTCTGCAATCGGTTTGTAGTTCGCCTTCATTTCTGTTTCAATCGTCGCTAGCTGTTCGTCTGTCACAGTTATTCCAGCTTGTTTTAGAATTTCTTTAAAATCCTTCATTTCTTCCTCCTTAAGTTTTTTCTATACCGAACCTTCTTCGGTGTGGGTTATATGAAAAAGACACCTCAATCTGAAGTGTCTTAATCAACTTAACTAAAAAAGCACCCTATTTAGAGTGCTTGCTATTTATCATCAGTTGTTTGGGAATTAGCCGTTTGCTTTTCAGCTCTAAGGCGATTTAATTCATCCGTAAACATCTTATGATACTCTTCTATTGTGAGTTCTTCACCATCAAGCATATCGTTAATTCCTTTCTATGCCTAAATTGTACGACTGTTTGAAGAATTTTTCAATAATATCATCATAGTCTGTATTTCCACCGCTTGTCAGCGTCCTCATTAAATCGAAAAGGCTCTCTTTAGAATATTTTTCTGTCTTGTTCATATACCAAACATTTCCTTTATTAGTTACGATAGTCATTGTCTTAATACTATCGTACTGTAAGAAGAACCATATATCACGCATAGAAAAATAAGAAAGACCAGGATGGTTGTGTAATAATTCTAAACTTTGCGGTTCTGATGTTCTAAGCAAATGGTACATATCTGTATTCGCCTCCACATTTATAGAATCCATATCACCTGCCGCATAGGAAGTCTGTATTGACTTATTGACAGAAATGATTTGAGCCGCTTCGTTACTGTTGTTATGAATCATAGAAAATTTAAGTAACTCACGGTGAGCTTGTGCTAGCATTTCAGCCTGTTTGTCAGTCATGTAGTTAGGCCGCACGTGCTTTACTTTCTGAATTACTACATCAGTGATCAGGACCTTATTGCCTTTCTTGTGCTGACTGAGTTCATTATGCATTTTTTGCCACTTGCTTCTCTCACCACCAACCAGCAATCTGTTTTCTTTAGGCTTGAGATTCATAGCTTCACTGAATCG